GTGTGCCGTCTTTGTACTCTTCAAAGAATACCGTCTTACCCTTTAGGTCACCGTCTGATATTACTATTCCACTTGTTTTTGTATCATACTTTTTATCTGGTACGTAAACACCAGCGAACTCTTCGGCGAGTTCGACCAGCACATATCCTGGCATTGGTTCTAGATTTATCATGGACATATTTTACCACAAAGTGTATTATATTTACATAAGGCAACATTAATAGCCCTCCACTGCGGAGGCTTTTTAGTAGGAGAATAAAATGAAACAGCGAGACGAAGAAGAGGACGAAAAAACTGGTAAAAAAGGTGAGATGAATGAGAAAAAAGGTTTTGATAAGAAATCTTTACTTAGCTGGATAGGAAAGAGAAAAGGTTCAAAGGAAGAGAAAAAAGAGAATCCCTTCTGGAAAAAGGTTAAAAAGTAGTAATGACAGAAACAACAACACCATGGAGTATCGAAAGTTATTCACTGCATAATGAAGCTATGCGTAAGGTAGAGGATAGGTTTCAGAACGAACGTGATAGACGTTATACTGAGGTTAATATTGAAAAAGAAAAGGCACTTAAAATTAAAGAGACAGCCGATTTAGCTGCACTTAGTTTAGCTAGAGAAAGTCAGACATATAAAGAACAACAGAATGATGCCCTACGTGATAAGAACCTTAGCGAAAGTGGTGTGTACGCCACCAATGTCAGCGTCTCTCAAGCTATTAGTGGTGTAAATGTCAATATTAATAACTTAGAGGCAAAACTTGATGCCTCATTACAACCTCTTATTAACTTTGTCGCAGGACAAAAAGGTGCTACTAACAGTTCACAAATAACTAAAACTACAGTATTCGCTATTATAGGTGCGGTTGCGGCTATTGTTGCCACTATCTTTTATATATTAGGTGGTTTTACTAGATAAAGGAGTAAATAATGGCTTGGAAAAGATTAAGAGATGCAAATATGGCTACTGGTTATCAAGGTGGCTGGTGCTTAAAGTTCGTACAAGATGCCTTTGGTACAGACCATCCTTATCCTTCAGCTACCTCGGCTTGGAACGCTAATTATGGCAATGGTAATCATCCAGGTGAACTTCCACCAGCAGGTCAGACTGTACCCGTTTATCTATCTCTTGGTAACGTACCAGAAGGACACGTTGCTATTTCATTAGATGACGCTGGTATTGCCTCCTCATCGCTCCCAGGATTTCACAATGCACCTTACTTTTATAAGAACTTAAATGCCTTAATTGCTGACTATGCTGCCTACAATGGTGGTGCGACCTATCTAGGCTGGAGTGAGTTTGTTGGTACTGTACACGTTGTCGAGTGGGATAATCCTAACGCTACCGCCGACCAAGTGCGACAAGACTACTTAGACATCCTAGAACGTGGCGCTGATGCCGACGGTTTACAGCACTATATGAACTATACTAACGATTTTGTTCGTGCTGACCTGCTTAAATCCGACGAATATAAAAACTTGCAAGCCAGTAAGATTGTTAAGCCAGTTCCACCAGTCATAACACCACCAATAGTAGTTGAGCCCGTCGTAGAGCCACCTGTAATCGTTCCTGAACCAATACCTGAACCAGAACCACCTATCGTAGTTCCGCCTGTTGTGAAGCCCCCAGTACAGCCACCAGTTAAATTACAATCAAACTGGTTTAACCAATTCATTAGCAGTATAATAGATTTTATTAAGGGCATTTTTGCCAGAAAGAAATGATATGATCCAGAAATTAGTATTAGCAGTAGTAGTAGCAGTAGTAGTAACACTAGCATGCTTCTTAGTCGGTTCAATCTTAGTAACTTTAAAAGTTGACATAGCCGTTGTCATAGGCGCGTGGCTCCAGGCATGGGGTAGCGTCCTTGGTATACTTGCCGGACTTTGGTTCTATTTTAACGGTTCATTAAGAGGCTAATTATGTGGGATAAAACATTTTGGACAGACGCGGCGGAAAGGTCAATCAAGACCTTCGCACAAACAGCAGTAGCATTAATAGCCGTCGTGGCCCCAGTCGCAGGGATGGATTTATTAGAAGTTAATTGGATACCGGTATTAGCAGTTGCATTTATAGCAGCTGTTATATCGGTCCTAACAAGTATCGCATCATCATTCGTAGGTAAAAAAGACTCAGCATCGTTGGTACAGTGATGGAACAAGACCCATTAACTGAACAAGCTGGTAAATTATTGCTAGAAGAAATAGCCATTTTACCTGAAAAAGACTTTAGACGTGTTAATATGACAGGTGTTATGGGCATTATCGCCGCAGAAATGGTAGTGCGAGAGGCTAGGGCATCGGCTGAGGTTATCAAAGCGCATGAGTATGAAGATTATCTGAATAGTAATACAGATCCAAGAGACTGATGGAACTTGAGACTGCCTACCCGACAAGAAACGGGCTGGCAATCTCTCCATTTGAACTTGAACTACCCGAAATAGAAACAGAAAAACTAACTAACCACCATGGAAGTTATTTTAGGCGTATGTTTGGCAAAACCGCTCTTCATCAGTGTTTTCGAGATTTAGATATAGTTCAATTCCAATTACCAGATAATCAACACCAATGGATACATGATAATTATGGTGCAGTTCGTATGCCAACACCAACTCAGATGTGGTACGCAATCCATACAGCTAGAGAGCGAGACGGCGATAAGGCTATTAGACAAGGTTCAGCTATGAGACCTGTATATAGTGGAATCTCTAAAGATAAGATAGACAAAATCGATAGGATATACCACAAAATAAAATGAGTGAATATATTAATTACCCAGAGATGCCAGTTTATCGGCTGATAGCTAGGTATAATGAATTGAACGATAGCTTAGAGTTACCACACCCAGAAGAGCGTAGACTGTTGATTATAAAAAACTCGCCCAAGTAGGATTTGAGTGTATGTGCAGGGTACATGATGGCGAAATAGACTTAGTGACTGAATCAGAATAATGGTATAATATAATAAATAGCACTAACGGACTTAATTGTCGAAGGTGCTATTTTATTTTAAGTATGAGTCCTTAGATGGCTATCGACTGTAACCCGTAATGGAACTGAATTAGGTCTACCGTATCGAGCCTGTATCCGTTTAAGGGATTCGGCTGATTGGAAGTTTATTTCTTCTATTTTATTTCTTTGAGGTTTTATGCCTGGATTATAAGTCGGGCTTAACTTGCGTCCTACAGCCTTGAAACTACGGTTTATTCTTTGTTCTATTTGTTCTTCTTCTGTCATAATTTTATTATAAACCATTATTCCGCCTTTCCCTTGCTATTAAGAGATTAGAGATTAATGAACCTTTTACAACTGACAACTGAGACATTTCACTTCCCTAACTACTTTGTGTTGTCTACCTACTTGTTTGTAAGCACCGCATAGGCTAGGTTGACGTTTAGGCGTATTAATCAGAGCCTAGACTTAGCGCTACTTGCAAGTTAATCCACCAGTTTTATTCAGACTGGAAACTTTAGATGTAAAAGTATTTGCATAAGTTAACCAAGTCTGATATAATGTCATCAGTCGAGAACGATAATTCAAAGAGATTTGCATAAGCGAGTCTCTTTTCTTTTATCCCTATACTACTGATTAGGGTTTTCGAGAACGATAATCAGGTAGTCATCATTATAATACTTACACTTGTTTTATTCAACCACAAAACTAAAACTCCCCTAGTAGTGCAACTGAGGAGTTTAGTTGTTTGTTTCCTATCTAATTGGGAGGGATAGGGTTTTCCTGGGTTAACAGGTATATAAGGTGCATTACTCTCGTGTCCACCGCCAGGCGAGCGTAGCGTAATGCTTATAATATACACGAGCGGGATTAAAAATACAATAAAATAGCCTAGCGCCACAATTTGGAGATTGATCTGTTGAGCGGGTGAACCCGATCTAAAGAAAAACGCTAGACTATTTCTGGTTATTATTATAGCAAAAAAAGTCTATAAAGTCTATTGACATTACGGCTGTGCTTTGCTATTATTAGTAGGTAAGAAACAATAAGGAGATTGAAATGTCACGATTGGTAAAATCTAGAAAAGCATTGCAACGCCAGACTTTAACTATGGGAAAATTAGTCAACGGTGTTACTACGCAATTGCAGAAATCAGCTAAAGGCAACGCTCAAGAGAAGTTGCGCCAGGCATTTGTTAAACGACAATCAACTGTAAATCTTGGAGGGATATACAAATGAGCAACGAGTTATCAAGAATTATCAATAGCAAAGAACTTGCGACATTTGTAAAAATGGACGAGTTTACCTCATTTGTGAACCAAGACCCACCAGCACAATACGTCAAAGACCACCCACTAGCAAAGGGCGTACGTTATATTCCTATAGATAAGATTGAATTGATGCTCGATAAGATATTCCAGCAATGGTACGTCGAAGTTTTAGACAGCGGTCAGTTATTAAATGCTGTAACTGTAACGATTAGATTATTTTATCGACACCCCGTCAGTAAAGAATGGTTACACCAAGATGGTTTAGGCGCAGTCGCTATCCAAGTAGAAAAAGGTGAAAACGCCAGCAATCTAGCGTCAGTTAAAAGTAACGCGATAATGTTAGGTTTACCGAGTGCTAAATCATACGCCATTAAAGACGCTACCGATCATATAGGTAAAGTATTCGGACGAGACTTAAACCGCAAAGATACTATGGCATTCACAGCAAGTTATGGTACGCAGGATGTAAAAGAAAAGATTGAGACTCAAAAAGCAATCTTACGAGATAGATTAGCAAAGGCACGTAAAGCAAAGGAAATGAAAAAGCATGAAAATAATTAAAGTATCACAATCAGACGATAGGGCCAACTGGTTAGAACTTCGTCGTGGCGTTGTAACCGCTACTAAAGCCAAAAACGTCCAACCGCCGAAACGAGGTACTGGCATACCACAAGGTATATACGAACTATTAGCTGAAAAAGTAGCCATAGCCAAAGATGGCGAACCTGAGAAAGACCGAGGGTTAAGACTTGAAAATGAGGGGCTAGAATTAACGGCCAAGAAATACAAGATTAAATTAAACCTAGACCCTGGAATGTGGTTATCAGATGACGGTAAACTTGGCGTATCACCCGATGCCTCCGAGGATAGTAAAAATCCAAAGTTCGCCGCCGAAAATAAAAGCCTAGATAGCAAAAATCACTTACAGGCGATTATAAACGACTGGACGGCTAAGAAACTACCAAACTATAACCCATTAGACAGTCTGAAAATCGCAACAGCCGATTATGCCGCACAAGCAATACAATACTTCGTTATTAACCCTGACTTACAAATACTATACTTCGGACTGTACGATGATAGAATTGCCCTAGAAAACGTCATGCACTACGTCATAGAGATTGAACGCAAAGACGTTGCAGAGTATGTAGACGGCCAAGAACTGTACGAACGAGACGCATTAGCAAAAGTAGATAATATGATTAAAATCTTGAAGGAGATAAAGTAATGAACAGTGAATTACAGGTAATCTTAACTGAACAGAACGTGGCGAAAGAAAATGCAGATGCGCTAATTAAAGCGTTTGGCGCACCATTCACCGAGGCTGGCAAAATACTATCAACATATAAAAAGATTGTTGTTACCGATGAAAGCCAGACAGACTTGATGGCCGAAGCTAGAGAAAAGCGCTTGACATTAAAAAGTATTAGGACTGGCGTAGAAAATAAACGCAAAGAACTAAAAGAAGATGCGCTTAGAACTGGCAAGGCTATAGATGGTGTCGCACGATACATCAAAGACAATATCGAACCAGCCGAGGCGTATCTTGAACTACAAGAAAAGTTTGCAGAAATCAAAAAGGCCGAACTCGCCGCTAAAGTCAAACAAGAACGCACCGAAAAGCTACTTAAATACACGGACGATATATCAATGTACAATATTGACGGTATC